AAAGCCCAACCATGGTATCGCGTTTACGACTTCTGTCTGTAAAGTAATGGGAACGCACCATATCAAATGTGATCATATGAAAAACGAAAGAGGTGTTGATAAGATGTATCATGCAATAACGGTTATTGTCAACAAAGGAAACGGAGAAAATGTGATAGATGCGGCAACGAAGGCAGGCTCGAAAGGGGGCACGATCATCAATGCCAGAGGTTCGGGGATCCATGAGACGAGCAAGCTGTTTGCCATGGATGTAGAGCCGGAAAAAGAAATCGTTATTATTCTTTCGAAAACTGATAAAACCGAGGAAATCGTCTTTGCCATTCGAACTGATTTAAAGATAGATGAGCCCGGCAAAGGCATTATCTATGTTCAGGATATCAACAGAGCATACGGCTTGTATGAATAGCTGTGTACCGTTCATGTATGCATTTTTTAATAAAGAGAATTAAGGGCTTATAATTACAAAATAAAATACAGTATATTAATAACTTGATATTAAAGGCTTTAAATTATAAAATATATAAAGGCAGACATAAAAGTTATAAAGGGAATAAAAAATGAATATTTGGATAGCACGAGCGAAGCAATACGGATCGGAAAAAATAAAGAGAGTCATAGACTACTACTTTATGAACAATATCGCCGGGATTGGTTGGCGGCTTGATTATGAGTTTCATTCAATGGAAGAGTATTTGGTCCAGATAAAAAACGTGGATTTCTGGATCGCGCAGTCGAGAGCAATTGAATCGGCGTGTAAATATTACACACAGATGAAAAAGGGCGACCTCATCCTTGCCACAGACGATGTCATTTATTATGTGGGAGAAGTGCTCGACGACAAGCCGACCTACGCAACGGAAGAAGAACTGGATAAAGCAAAAGAATATAATATCAGCTGGTATCGGAAAGTGCAGTGGTATAAAATCGGTAAGCGTGAAGAAACTCCTGCGGAGATTGTGAGCAAGCTTTCATCTAACTGGAAAAAAACTTCCATCGCCGTGCGCTATGAAAATGAGTCAAACAAAAAATTATATGAATATGCCAGACTGGTCTTCGGTCAGTTATCGGGCAGGACGGTGGAAGGGCTCGACAAACCGACGAGGATAGACGAAGAGGAGCTGCCTGATATTTTAAGCGATGAAGAGCTGATCGATTTATTCGCGCTGTATTTACAGCATAAGTTCGGCTATCTTTTTTATCCGAGCTCAGCAAAAAGAACCTCGTTTGAAAATGAGTATCTTCTGCTGGACAAAATAAACAAAAAAACGATTTACATGCAGGTAAGGCAAAGCGATAAGATCGATGTTTCCAAATACATAAAGCAGGATTTTTTGAAGAACGAGATTTATCTGTTTTCCAATAGAGGGTATATCAATGACGAGCATTTACGAGATGTGAATAATATACACATTATCAGCAAGCGGGAATTATTTGAGTATTTTAAGGACAACATCGATTTGTTTTATGAGAGGATACAGTATGATTTGCTGCTGCATCCGATTGAGTGAAAAAGAAACACCGCCCTATGGCGGTTTTTTTATGTCTGTAATAAAAGTATTATCTAATTTATTGTTTAAGAGTACAAAATATTGAATATTAATAAATGTATATTCGTTTCGCTGCTGCGATAACGGGCAAAATCAATATTTGCAAAAAGTGCGATATGAAGGAGAAAATAGCTCTTTACATGCAAGAGAAAATGAAGGCGATATATAATAATTATAAATATGAAGCAATTTATATCAACTTGATATCATATGTAAAAGAGAGTAGAATAATGTCAGAAATAAATTCTGCCAAGCAAGGATATGAATATGGTTGATTATAAAGAGATAACTTTTGAAAATGACGATATTTTGAGACGCAAAGTTTATGGCACAAACATTGGAAAGATACAAAAAATATCCCGTTTCTACGGCAAACTTATGGTATATTTATTATTGGGATAGATGATGCGTAGAGAGGGCTTTTCCCGCCTGTTATCTGATGCATTTGCAAAGAGAACATAGATATAATAGGAATTTTCGTTGAGGTTAAAAAATGGAATGTTGTATACGCTGTTGGAAAACAGAAGATGCAAACGATCTTGTGAAGGCTGTAAATAACAAAAAAATACTTGATAACCTGAGAGATGGCCTGCCCTATCCATATACAGTAAAGGATGCAGAAAATTATATTGCGGCAATGCTTCATGCCGATGAGAATACAACATATGCCTTTGCGATCACTGTTGATGATAAAGCCGTGGGAAGCATCGGTGTATTTCGTAAAGACAATATTCATTGCAGGAGCGCAGAAATGGGGTATTATGTCGCAGAGCCGTATTGGTGTAAAGGGATAGCGACAAACGCCGTCATGCAAATATGCAAGTATATTTTTGAAAAAACAGATATTATCAGAATTTTCGCGGAGCCTTTTGCTTATAATGCGGCTTCCTGCCGCGTGCTAGAAAAAGCAGGGTTTGTATATGAGGGTACTTTGAGGAAAAACGCGGTGAAAAACAATGTTGTCATGGACATGAAAATGTATGCGAAAATAAGATAGTAAAGATTATAATCAATGTTTAAAAGTCGATGACGGGCTTTATTTGATATACCGTCAAAAAAGGAGATATGAAAAAAGATACCGCTCACAGAGCGGTTTTTTATTGGGTGAATAAAAAAATTATTTAATTTCCTGTTCAAGGTTACAAAAAGTTTCCGTATTAAAAAATTCACACAGAGTGATTTCCAAGCCGTCGCACAGTTTTTTAATTGTGATAACACCCGGATTTTGTGTTTCATTATTCAAGATACTTTTAATGGTTGACTGAGGCACACCCGCACGATAGCTTAATGCGTTTGGCGTAATGCTTCGCTCTTTGCAAAGCTGGATGATCCTGCCTGCGACTGCTTGTCTTGTGTCCATAAATTCACTCCGTATTGTAGTCTGATTAAAGCATACAGATAAAACAATAAAAATGTTAGTGATATAACACTAATATGTGCTATAATTAGTGTTATATCACTTATTTTTTAAACATAAATACATGAAGTGAGAGAAAGATTTTTCATGAAGAAATATTTGGATAAAACGGAAATGACAAACGCCAAAAAAAAGAACCAGCAATGCCAGATTTCCGTTGAAAACGAAAAAGAGTTCGAGCATTGCGTGCTGTGCAAAAAAAAATTAAATATTCGCAGAGATACCCATATGGCTTTCAGAGCTTATTATGTTGAAGGCTGTGGACAGCTTTGCAGGGAATGCTTTATTTCTCTGTATGTAGATGGAGGCGGCCAAAACTGACTGGATAGAATAACGCTTGAAAGTCAATAAAGCCTGATATGTGAGATAACGGAGCAGGCATATAAGCCTTAATGTTATTATGCTGTCTGTGATACCTTTTATAACGAGAATGAATGAGTTGAAAAATTATCATTTTTGATACCAACAGAAAAGTGTTTATAAAGAGGTCAAATAAATAATAAGCATGATTTGCTTGCTTGACAGAAAAAATGATGCTGAGATTGCGAAAAAAATATTTTTACTCAAATTTTACATACAATTACGCAAAATTTGATAAAGTTTACATTCCATTTATGAGATATAATAAAAATATCATAAAACAAAAAAGGATAATTTTTGGGGATGGCTGCAATGATCGAGGGCGGCGCAGGTGTGCCTCGGCTATTTTACGCGATTTTAAAAGATAGCCGTATTATAGAAAGAAAGAGATTTCTATGGCAGAGTATTTGGATAAAAATGAAAAGAAAAATGCTGAAAACGAAGCAAAACACACTGTAGCCGCTGAAGATGAAGCCATATTTGAGCATTGCGTGTTGTGCAAAAAGAAGACAAAAATCCGCAGAGATACCCACATTGCTTCCAGAGCTTATTATGTTGAAGGCTGCGGTCAGCTTTGCAGGGAATGCTTTATCTCTTTGTATGTGGATAAGTAAGGCAACTGATACGGCCGGAAAAGAAACATTTTTTAAATAAAAAATTCATATTTATATACTCGAAGCATCTGACATTTCCTTAAAAGACAGTATGAATACTGTCTTTTAAGGGCGGTGCTTTTTTTATGCGCCGCACATTTTTTAATTTAATGTAATGGCCTTATATATTTCGCACAGATTATTATGTGTGGGATAGTCATTTATTAGAATAATTTTTGTATGATCAATCGGCAGATTAGGAATTGTGGTAATAACGATATCATACTTCTTAGATACCGGAGTATGAGATATATCCTGGTAGCGGACGGTGTCGACCTCGATGGCGGCAAAGTCTTTCCTGTTAAACATATAAGATATAGATGATGCCAGAAACCTTGCATGCTGTATTCCGAAATCGCTGACTACGAGAACTTTTTTTATCGGCGTAAATTTGAAAAAATCCGGATAGTGCATGCAAAACCAAAACGTGACATTATGTATTTTCGGCATCATATCAAAATTTATGTTATGTGAAAATATCTGTAAATTTTTCTCGATGATTTCATAGAGCGATGCATTATATTTCTTAATAATAAGCGAAAAATAATAAATGCGGTCAAAGAGCTCGGAAGTTTTGTAGGGGCAATCTTTAGCGTTTAGATAAAGCGAACAAAACGATTCATATAAACCTCGCAGCGTCTCTTTATTTGGAGCCGTTTTTACGGCTGAAAATACCCTGTCGAAAAATAACTTGGTCTCTTGCTGTATTAGAATCTTTTCTTCATTTGATGCCCAGCCGCTGTATTGGCTGTTTATAAACTCATGAATGGGACGCAGATTCTCCTCGGATATATTTGGATGACTGCCTTGTATATAGGTGATGTTTTCTTTCGTGAGCTCTTTTATACTGGAGTAATCCGACGCGACTATGTACCCTTGATTTTCGCGCGTGAGTGATATGAAGTAAAATATTTTAAAATAAAGCCCGGTGATTTCATCATTCGAGCTATCGATATCGGAGTTTTCTGTTTGGGCGGGTGTGTATAGTTTTAAGATGTGCTGTATGATATCTGTAAGCACAATATCTGTCAACACATTCAAGCGTAGATTCAAGTATAAGTCTGTTGGCGTAAAACCGTATAATTCGATGAAAAAACCGGTAAAAAACTGCCTCAGATATTGTTCGTCTGCGGCCAGGATTTGATACTTATTATTTTTGTGCTGTATGCTTATGCCTTTGCTTACGAAAAAATCATTTATTCTTGGAAGCAGGCGAATCAGCGTCGACTTGCTCACAAAAAGTTTTTCTTCATAATAATCGATACCTTTGCGAGGGAAAAAGAAAATTTCCGCAAGCCATCGCAGTGCAGTTGCTTCATTAAAGATATCTATAAAAGCCCGTTCCATCATCGCTATATTCTGGTTGTGAACCTTTATACCTTTTTTTGTTGAAATTTCAATATCCAAGTATGAGCCCCAGCGCTTTTTTATAACAGCGATATCTTCGGAGATGGTGCGTTCGCTCACACCTATCGACTCAGCCAGGTTGTGTGTTGTGATCCAATCGTCTTGCAATATCAGTGTTTCTACAACATTAATCAATCTTTGAGACGAAGCATCTAGAAGTCGGCGCATTCATTTCTCTCCCAATATGATCTTTTTATGCGGCTATATACATTTGCGATATAGTCTTATTTATCAGATTATAGTCGACAAGTCAAGGTGAATTAAAAATATAATATGTCAATTTTTGCAGATAGCTATGAAATTATTGATAAGGTTTACATAAATGGCAGAGCGGGATAAATCAAAAAGACAAGGGAATATGATATGGAAAATGCACCTATATTATTTTAATCGTCTTTGAGCAGCAGACGTTAAACAAGCTTATTTTTTATTGCCTTGGAAATATATATCAAATGATTATGAAAGGCAATAGATATCAAAATTGTGCAAAAGAAAAAAGGCGTTGTGTGCACCAAGGCCTTTTTTTATCATGCAAAAAAAGGAGAGCATATGGAACAAAATCATGCGGCTGATAATGTCCGGGAAGTCGCCGCCCCGGAAATGACTGCAGTTGTTGAAAATACAGCAGTTGAAAACAGTTCGCCGAGCACGGCTGATAATGGTGCAGAACCGGCAACGAAGGCTTTCTCCGAGCGGCTTAACAAAGAACGTGAAAAGTTCAAAGCACAGGCGGATGAGAAAATCAAAACCTATGAAGACCTCTTTGAAGCCATCAAAGGGCTGGGCATTGACGCTTCCACGCCGCAGGCACTGACGGAAAAGATCAAAGCGGAAATGCAGACGATAACTCATTCAAAGCAGGACGAAGAAAGCAAGATCGGGCAGAAAAAAGAGCTTAGCAGCCATCCTGAAATTCTTGCCGCAAGGCATGCAACGCAAAAAGCGGAGGAGATCATCAGGCAGAGTATACTTGATGCAGATCTGCAGGCTGTGAAGCAGGCGTATCCCGATGTTAAAGCCAAAGATGTCTCTGAGCTGGGGGATACATATATGGTGTTGATGCAGACGGGTAAAGTAGACGCACTTACGGCGTACGCAGCGCAATTGCAAGTAGAAGCTCTGCATAAAAAACAGATTCCGCCCAGCATGGGCGGCATTAAAAGCACAGCGGCAGATACGGAAAAAGAATACTATTCGCCCGAAGATGTGGACCGTTTGCCTAAAAATGCATACAACAACCCGAAGATCATGGAAAAGATCAGAAAATCTATGCCTAAATGGAAATAACGATAAAGGAGGAAAAATATGGCATACAACAACTTTAAACAGACCTTTTGGTCTAAATTCATTCAAACAGAAAATGAAAAATTCTGTATACTCGCAGGTCTTTGCGATTACAAATTTGAAAAAGAAGCAAAACACGGGGATAAGGTAAAAATACTCGGCGTAAGCCGTCCAACGATTGGAGATTTTACGGGAGAAGATATCGGAAATCCTGAAGTGGTAGACGACAGCTCCGTATTTCTTGAAATCGACCAGGCCAAATATTTCAATTTTATGGTCGGTGATATCGATAAAGCGCAAGGCAAAGAAGGCCTGATGGAAGCCCTTACGGAAGAAGCCTCCCGCGGTCTTGCCGAAGCAAGAGACAGCTTTATTGCCCGCATTGCAGGCCTTGGCGCAGGAGCACTCAATGCAGAGAATGGCCAGCAGCTTGAAACACAGGAAAAATTAAAAGGAGCGGTAGACAAAGCCTTTACGGCGCTGTGGCAAAACGGCGTGCGCTTTACGGATGATGTCTATATCGTGCTGACTCCGTGGGCATACAGTTTGTTTAAAAATGAGCTCATCGAGTTAAAGACGGCCAATGACGAGATGATCAAAAAAGGCGTTGTGGGGCTCTACAACAACGCGACCGTATATATGAGCAATAACTTATATTCTGCTACAACAAGCGGGAAACTCAATGATTATATGCTTATCGGAACCAAAAAGGCGGTAGCTTTTGCGAGCCAAATCGAAAAAGTGGTACCGTATGAACCGCAGGGGCTGTTTGCCGATGCGCTTCGAGGTCTCGACGTATACGGCGGCAAAGTGGTACGCCCAAAAGAACTCTACTGCATTCGCGGCAGAGAAACGGCTTAATGGAAAGGAGTGAAAAGATATGGCAGCAACAGAAATTACAGTAACCAATTTGAAATTTAATACGGCAGAAGCCCTGCCGGCAACCGCCGCCTTAGACGGCACAGACGGTGCGGTAATTGATTTTTCAAGCGCCGAAGACAGGAGAATTCTCATCATCATCGAAAATTCCGATTCGGAAAACGCAGAAGAGGTAACCGTAAAAAAAGGGACAGGTATCCAGGCGACGGGAGATCATGTTGTAAGCGTGGCGGCGAGCACAACCGTGTGCGCTGTTGTGGAAAGCGGCAAATTTAAAAACATGTCAAATGGGCTTGTGAACATCACAGGTTCTTCTGATGTGAAAGTCGCAGCGGTAGCATTGCCGTAAAGCAAAAGGGGGAGAAATCTCCCCCTTTTTATAAGGAGAGATGTAAGATGAAAATAACATGGCTTGATATAAAAGAATCTATGAACAGGCTGATGTTTTTAGATCAGACGGAATATAACAGCAACGAAGAATCACTCGAATACAAAAATTCCAATGAATATGCCGCGAATGTTGTTGAGGCGGCAAATTACGCACTGCTTGAACTTGCCAAAATATTCCCGCTCAAAAGCCTCTATGATTTTACGCAGCCTCGAAGCGATGAAGAAGGATTTTATGAGTATGATCTATTGGAGAATACTAGAGAGGATGGTCTGCAGACCTTTGAAGGTTTTGATAATCAGGACCCGCTTTTGATATCAGATGAGGCATACGGTTGGGTAAAAGCCGAAGATTATCAAATACTGCTTGACCGTTATTTATATGTGAAAAAGCGCCAGGCGGGCGCATTTAAAGCAATTTATAAAAAAAGATTGGGCAGGATCACCTTGCAGACACCGAATGATTTTGAAATCGAGCTTGAGCCCGCGGTCGCAAATATAATGCCACTGCTTATGGCTTACAGGGTATTCAAAGACGATGAGCCGGCAAAAGCGGTGCAATATTATAACGAATATATGCAGGCAAGAAATGAGATCGAGCAAAAGCAGACACTACGCGAGAATATTTCGGTGATAAAGGGAGAATATGATGTCTTATAAACAATCGGTCGCAAGTGCGGGCCTGCCTTATCAGCGTCTTTATACGGATTTAAAAGGCGTGGACTTTTCTTCTATTCCTTCAAGAGTGTCTGCATCCAGAAGTCCTGATGCTAAAAATGTATACAAAAATTATAATTCGCAGATCGGTCAGGCTATTGAGACGCGGCCGGGGATAAATTTATTGGGTGATTTAAGCAATTTGTTTAGCGATATAAATCTTTTGTCTGATTATAACTTTGACGAAGTTGGAGATTGGGTTGGAAATAATTTATCTGTTACAGACAACGTATGTACGGTAGCTGGAGACACAACAAGGATAGACCCGAGATTATTTAGGACATCCACGGACGATATTGAAGTGGGGGAAGTTCTATACGCATCATATACAGCTAGAGTAACTAATTCTGATTGTTTAAATATTTTACTTAGAATAGATAATTCTTATGATGAAATAGACATAGTAGGAACACCGGCTGCTAATGAATGGTATACACTTAGCGGAGTTCATACAAAAACATCAAGCGATTTTAATTACCCAAGAATATCAAATATATATGTAGACACAGCAACAGCAAACGGAAAAGTAATGGAAGTAAAAGAACCTATATTGATAAACTTAACAGCATTATTCGGTGAAGGCAGTGAGCCGACGGCGGATGAAATGGATAGTTGGATCACGGAGGTTTTATCGAGGACGACAAATAAAGTCTACGGACTTCATGTGCTCGGTGATGGAAAAGCCTTGATCCATATTGAAAGTGATTTGTATATTTGGAAGAGTTTTCCCGATGAAATAAGCAGCCTGCAGGATATTCAAAAAATAAACATCACAATGAATAAGGAGTTTTCCCGAAGTTTTAAGTATACCGACGGCGGGATAACAAAACTTTATTTGTTGGATGGGGAAAATTATCTGGTTTATGACGGGGAAAATGTGAGCGACGTTGTAGGAACCATTCCGCTTACAAGAATCAATGCGCTTCCGAGCGGAAGCGGAGGGGTTATCTATCAAGGCGTCAATTATTTATCGGATTATCGTAAAAATTCATTTATCGGAGACAATTCATCTTTAAATTATTCACTCGATACCGTGCCGACAGACTCGGAAGGTCTTGCAGTATATATAGGCGGTATCAAAAAAGAAAGCGGGGTGAGCCTGGCCGGCAATGTAGTTACGCTCGATACGCCGGCAGGTGCCCCGACAACGCCCGGTCAGGATAATGTTGTTGTTGTATTTAAAAAGAAGGCCGACGGGTATGCAGAGCATATCAAAGGTTGCAAGCTTTGCAGAGTATTTGACAACAGGGTATTTGTAAGCGGAAATGATTCTTATAAGGGCGTCTTATTTCATTCGGAACTGGACGATCCCGCTTACTACGCGGATGAGAGCTGGTACGACGACGGAGCGGATAATGTTCCTATACGAGCCATCGTTGCTTCTTCGGATAAGCTGATTTGTATAAAAGATGATAACGGCGAAGGCGTGAAAGTTTATTTTCATACATCTTCTCTCGATTCCACGCTTGGCAGGATCTATCCGATGACGGAAAGCCCGATTCATCTGGGCGCGGCAGCGGAAGGCGTAAATTTCAGGGATGCAGTCGTATATTTGTCAAAACAAGGGCTGGAAAATATCATAAACAATGAATACGGAATACGGCTTTATCATAAATCCGGTATGGTAGATACAAAGCTTATGAATGAGATAGGGCTGGAGAGTGCAAAGCTTGAAGTATGGAACAACTATCTGTGTATTTTAATCAACGGCAGACTGTATCTTGCCGACAGCAGGCAGATCAGCGGGAACGAATATGAGTGGTATTACTGGGAAGCGGTCGGCATCATGATCGGCGGCGTTTTATCGAAGGCTGCTGTACTCAAGGAATATTTATCGGAACTGTATTTCGCAACAGAAGACGGACAGGTCTGCAAATTTTTTGGCACACATGATGACAGCCTTGTGCAAGGAGTGAAAACACCTGCGCTGATCGAGAGCTACTGGACGACACCGATGGATATTTTTAATTCGCTGACGCATTTAAAAACAACCAGCAAGCGAGGCGGCGTTGCACAAGTAAAAAGAATCCCGAACAGTATTTTGAAAATCGATGTAAAAACCGATAAAGAGGATTGGACAAATATTTTATCGAGCGCTACGAAAGGATTCAATTTTTTGGATTTCTTATATTTTTTGCGGGAGGAAGAGGGTTATGACCGTTTTTCTTTCGGAACAGGCGTGAGAGGATTTTTAGTTTTTAAAGTTAAAAAGAGGAAAATAAAACAATTTTCCATAAAATTTTATTCGGACGAAGCAGACAAACCTTTCGGACTTTATGAAGCGACGATCGAGTTCACGATTGGTAATTATGTAAAAAGTTAATATAAAAATTGCGGCAAGCTACAAATAACTGCCGCAATTTATAATTGTGAGAATACTGACAAAACAATCTTTAATGAACTTTATCATCCGACAAAAGAGGATCAAATGCGGATGCATATTGAAAGCACATCGGGATATTGTTTTGCATAACGAGCATAGCCGCAGGCTGCCTTTTGGCAATTGTGGTATGGCATTGCATTCCTAACGGACGCTTGGAACGCCGGAATATGCAGATAAAGCCATCGCCTTCCACTACCCACTGCTCGGTCGCAGAGCTTATCCATCGATTCCTGTTTTTGTCCATGGTTCACTTCCTCCTTCCTACGAAATGTGTTGATAGGAAAGTGTGCGCTTACCTGGATGATGAATTTATTATACCATAAAATATCAAGAAATGAAAAGGAGAAAAAATGGCATTACCAAAATTTAATACAAACGTTGCAAATATGCAATCACTGCCGGATGAACCTACAACAACGGCGGATGCGCTGAAAGCCTTGATGGATAAAGCGCCGACAGATATACAATCTTATTTAAATGATACGTTTATTCCCGCGCTGGAAGCGGCGTTGGAATTAAAGCAGACGACCGTGGATGGAGTCGACAGCTCGAAAATAGCCTATCTTTCCAACGTTGCGAGTGATATACAAACGCAGCTCAACGCGATCACAGAAAAAACGGATGAAGTCACGGCAACGGAGCTGGACAGGCTTGCGGGCGTGACGGGAGACGTGCAGACACAGTTAAACAGCAAGCAGGCAACGATCCTCAGCGGAACTGCGGCACCGTCAAGTTTGGCAAACGGCGCAATATACTTGCGTTATCCATCATAAAAAGGAGTGTGTTTAGATGGAATTAAGTGGTTCTGAGCGCATAGGCGATTACACATCATACGACTTTTATATAGTTTGGTCAGCTACGCAAAATATAGCAAATAATACTTCTACAGTCACGGCAAGACTTGAAGTCAGGAAAATGGCTTCAAATAGTGCTACATACGACGCTGGTAACGAGACATGCCGCATAAAAATTGACGGAGATAGCACAAAAACATCTACATATTCATGGGATATGCGCTATGATTCAGTAGGCTCTATTGAAACGATCGTTTCTGATACTTATACAGTAACGCATAATAGCAATGGAACTTTAACAACTACAATATATGCTTTTTACCACAATGACACAAGCATTGGTGATATAGAGGGAACGATTGACATAACGCTCAATACTATACCGCGCGCATCTGTTTTATCCAATATTTCATCCTTTAACATAGAGGATGGCGTGACAATCGCTTATACGGCATATGCGAGCTTCACAGAGAAATTGGATATCTATTTAGGGGCTACCGCTATCAGGACCGGATATGAACTTGCAAGTGGCTCTAAGGTCGAGTTCACGGATGACGAGATATTAAAATTTTATAAATATATATCTGATTTGGCCGCAACTGTTACATTCAATTTAAAAACATATAGCGGAAGCACGCAAATAGGAAGCACAAGCACAAAGACGGCCACTGGAACTATAGCGGGATTTTTAAGGCGAGGCGTAGGCGGAGTTATAAAAAGGTGTGTTATATATAAGGAAGCTGGCGGAAGCATTAAAAAATGCATTCCGTATATCGGAGTTGGCGGATCGGTAAAGAGGGGTATTTATTAATGGCTATCAAACGAGATATTCCTGCTGTTAAAACAATTGAGGAACTGCTTAGACGATATGATTTGGGCAGTATTGAAACACTGCATAAAAATCCGATGTTTGCGGGACAAGAAATAGGGAATGGCGCGGATCTGAATGAGTACACATCTGAAGGATTTTATTACTGTGAGCGCAATGTTACGGCTGCGACGATAGCAAACACGCCCGCAGACTGGGCGTTTTGTCTTGCGGTGGAGCACCATGCGGAAAACGGGGCATGCAAACAGACATTTTCAACATACCTTCCTTATCAAAATTCAATTTCGCGCGTATATCGAAGAAATTATTACAACGGCACTTGGGGCGCGTGGTCATGGTTTGTTGAAAACAAAGATCTGCTCGATTTAACGTATCCTGTCGGAGCGATCTATTTATCAGTCTCTGCTACAAGCCCCGCTTCGTTGTTCGGCGGAACATGGGTGAGCTTTGGGCAAGGCAGGATGCTTGCGGGGATGAATGCGAGCGACGGTGATTTTAATACGGTCGAAAAGAGCGGCGGCAGCAAAGACTTACAGAGCCATTCGCATAGCTTGTCGAGCGGAACAGTGAGTACAAAAAGCTTGACAGGAACTTTCTTAAATGTAGCAGTTCAATCTTCAAGCTCTGATGTCAGTGCAACCGGAATCCTAACCGAAAGAGATGCCACAGGAGAAGTTGTAGGATATGCAACCTCTTCCAAAAGCGCGAACGGAACATCGTATACCGATGGATTTGTAATCGATGCATCACATAATCACACGCTAAGCGGAAACACGTCTTCGACCGGTGCGGGAAGCGCGGGCAATCTACCCCCTTACATCACCGTTTATATGTGGAAGAGAACAGCATAAGAAAGGAGTGAGAGCATGAATGTTCAAAGCGTCATTATTGACAGTCAAGGTGTCATCTTGCATGTTGTTGCTGAAGAAGATACAAGTAAAACAGAGCTGGCAAATATTACTGTTCCTGACGATATCGAAGAAAACAAAAGATTTTATATTTATGACGGAAGTAATTTTTTACTTGATCAAAATAAGAAGTCCGAATATGAAAGCAGGCAAGCCCTTTTAGAAGAGCTTGAAAGCCTTGAGAGATGGTTTGGCGAATATGATATACAATGTAATCAATACAGAAGAAGCATGGAACTCGGTATAGACTATGACAGAGATATTATCGCGATGCATGAGCAGGCTGAGATAAAAAAGGTGAGAATAAATGAAATCCGAGCAAGGCTATAGATGATTGGCAGTCACAAAAAAATTATTAATTATAAAAATCTATGATATTTTAAATGATATATACGTAAATACGTTTGTTTTCAGTCATGAAAAGCAAAAAAATTGTCGAATACGGATTGTAATCAACAAAAAATTTTAGTATGATAATAATCAGCTTAGTAAGTGCGATCACAATGCGGGATGAAAATAAATGAAAATATTTAAATTTTTTAAAAAAAAATCCGGCCAGACAAAAGACAATGAAGAAGAAAATCAAGAACAAAAAAAACCGACAACGAATTGTGACGGATGTGTCTATCAGGATACATGTGAGTTTGGCTATGTTAATTATGACGGCATTGAGTATCGATATCTTACTTTGTGGGAAAAATCCTTGCTGACCGAGTATCAGCCTCCGCAGGAATACAGGGAAGTCATCAATGTGGAGCATGCAAAATTGATACAATTGTTTAATGGCAAAAAAGACTTTGCTTTAGACGATATTGTGTGGTTGAATAAACTGATTTTATATGAAATCAAGCGTAATGAAAGGATAAGAAATTTTAGCCTGTGTGCCGATGCTTATATGCAGTATACAGGAGAGCCTTTGCTCTGCCAGACAAAATATATTTTAGAGCAGATTGAGCAGTATGGCGAATTTCAACTACAGAGCACCTGAAAAGGTGCTTTTTTTAATGGAGGCGGGAAAGTGGAGAACTGGTATAACAACAAAGAATTATTTGAAATGATCAATGAACTTAAGATGGAACTGACAGAGACAACAAAATTGATCAAAGAGTACAACGGACTGAGAACGAGTCAAAAAGATTTTGAGGGGCGGCTGCGAGAGATCGAGACATGCCTGGAAAACAAAAATGAAAATAAAAAAGAAATACAATGGCTTTTAGGCTGGCTCGTGGGGCTGGCCGCTTTTATTTACGGGCTGTTGAAATAAGAGGAGAATAAATGAAAGAACAATTAATAAAATTATTTAAAGTAAAGTCCATTATAACACTTGCGGTTATGGCGGTGTTTTGTGTGCTTGCCTTGACAGATAAAATACCCAGTGAGCTTACGGCAAGCGTGATCACGGCAATCGTGACTTATTATTTTACAAAACGTGAAGAAGAAAAGGAGGAAGGCGGCAATGCTTAATATAAAACAACGTCAAAAGAATTTAAGAGCTACGGCGTATTATTTTGGTGCGGCAGACGGCATAGAAGGGCGGCTCACAAAAGCCGCCTATTTAAAATTTCAGCATGATCAAAAACTTTTAGTAGACGGTATCTATGGCAAAGAAACCGAGACGGCGCTGATCGAATATATCAAAGAGCTGCAAAGGGCGCTCAATAAGGCGGGGACGAAGCTGTCGGCAGACGGGCTTGTCGGCAGAAAGACGATTCAAGCTATCAAAAAATTTCAAAAGAATAAAAGGCTGATCGTGGATGGCATCATCGGCAGCAAAACTATGCATGCGCTGGAGCCGTATATGATGAGCCAGACCGTCGGAAAAGTGAATTGGGAGCGGGTAAAATATTTTAAAAGGCGGGAGTTTATCTGTCCTTGCAATCATTGCAACGGCTT